TTATTCGGTCTTGGATGCCTTGGCCTTGAGGGCGCTTGCGCCGATGATGACGCCGATGGTCAGCGCAATGGCGCTGATGGTGGTCGCGGCCGGATCGGCCCACGTCCATCCCCATACGGGGCCGAGCGCCTGCACGAGCGTGGCCATGGCGGGCAGCACGATCAGCGCCACCCACTTGAGCACGTCATACACGCGGTCGGGCAGCAGCCAATCAGGCATACCGGCCGTCGGCTTCACTTCCGTGGTGCCGGTCCGGGCTTCGATGTTCTCGTCGGTCATATCATTCTCGATTCTCTTAGACGGAACCTAGGAACCTCGCCACGGCTGGGGTTCGAGGTTCCTAGGTGGGGTTCGGGTTCCCACTAGCTTCCCGAGCTGGCGCTAGTAGCGCAGCACCTCGCCGGGGTAGATCACGTTCGGATTACCGGAACGGTAGCCGGAGAGCTGCGTGTAGCTGATGCCGAGCCGTGCCGCGATGCCGCTGAGGGTGTCACCGCTGCGGACGGTCACGGTGCGGGTCGCCGGTGGGGCGTTGCCGGCGGTGGCGGTGCTGCCGCCGCCGTTGTAGGTGACGACCTGACCGGGGTAGATCAGGTTAAGGTTGCCGCTGGGCACGCTCCACTTGGACAGCGGCCACAGGCCTGTGCGTGTGGCGATCGCGCTCATGGTGTCGCCCGCGCGGACGGTCACACGGGTCGCGTTGGAGGTGGTCTGCTGCGTCTGCGTGGTAGCGCCGGCGTTGAGGCGCTGGTTGACGATCGCCATGACCTTGTCGTAGTTAGCGCCGAGCGCGTCGCGTCGCTGCTGGCCGTTGCCGTAGTCGCCACGGATCGTGGCGGTGGCGAGGGCCTGTAGATCGACGGTCTGGGTCGGCGGCGTCTCGACCTGCGGCGGGGTCGTGGTCTGCGCCTTGCCGGCCGGGTTGGCGTAGGCCTGCCACTGGGATGCGTCGCCACGGAAGTAGTTCAGGTCGAGCGGGCCGTTATAGCCGCTGACCCAACCATTCGAGGTGTACTGGCGCATGGCCTCGCCGTAGATCGAATAGTTCCACGGTCGGCTCTGGTAGCCGGTCGGCGCGTTGCTGGCGTACTGAGCGACCCAAAGGCCGCAGTTGGCGCGCACGTCGCTGGGTATCTGATTGAGTGCGGACGACTGCACGTACACCATCGGCCACACGCCGGTGAGCGTGTGCACGCGCTGCACGAACCGGCGCACCCAATCGCCGTTGCCCCACTGGGCGTTCTGGTAGGACTCCCAGTCGAGCACGAGCACGGCCTTGCCGATGTAGTCCCTAGCCCGGCCGACGAAGAAGTCGGCCTCGCTGCTGGCGTCGTTGCCGCCGGCGTAATGGTACAGGCCGAGGCTCTTGCCCCGGTCGGTCACGCACTTGGCCTGAGTGCGCCAGCTACCGTTCTCGAAGCCGACACCCTGACTGACTTTGACGACGGCGAAGTCGTAGCTGGCGGTGCAGGTGACGTTCGCGGCCTGCCAGCCGGACACGTCGATGCCGACCATGTCGGCCATGGCGATCGCCGGCGCGGTCGCGAGCAGCATGGCGATGATTGCCGCGATGATTGCCGTGATCGGCTTGCTTTTGTTCTTGAACTTGCCCATTCGTTTTCCTTCCTGTGTTGGGTGGGCATATGAAACAGCCCCCGCCGGGATGTCCGGCGAGGGCTAAACCTTCTTGGGGGCTATCGGCGCGTCCTGTATGTCCTGGTTGACTTGGGTGCCGTGCCCGTTGCCGCCGAGGCTGTGGTAGCTGTCGTAGACGAGCTGCGCGGTCCGTTTGGCGGTGTTGTCGGCGATGCCGTCGTTGGCGACCATTTCGCGCTGCATCTGTTCGAGCTTGCACAGCAGGAGCACGCGCACGCCGGTCTGCATGGCGTCGGATTTGCGTCGGTAGCCGCGCCACCAGCCGAGCATGTATCCGCCCAGGGCGGTGATGATGCCGGTGGCGGCCCAGACGGTGAGCTGCTGGGCTATGGGGTTCACTCTCCGATCCCCTCGTCGAGGCCGGCGATGTATGCCCGTACGGCTTCGCGGCCCGCTTCGGGCACGTCGTCGATGGTCTTGCGGCCGGCGATGACGAGACGGGCGTAGACGCGGATCATGGCTTTGCTCATGCTTCACCCCCTGACAGCAGCTGGTAGATTTCGGCCAATGCCTCGTCCTGATCGAGGCTGGACGCCTCCAAGCCGGCGAGGCGCTGACTGTCCGATTTGGATGCCTGCACGCAGTCGAGCCAGATGCTGTCGGCCTGTTCGATGGCTTCCTGTTCGGTCAGGTCGCGGATCGTGTAGGCTTCGTCGGCGGTGTATTCCGTCCATGCGGTTTCGCCGTCCCCGTGCATGACGGTGGTGATGTTGCGGCGGATGCGGATGTCCGCGAGGCCGTCGCCGCGCGGGTAGTAGCTGACCTCTTCGAGGGGTTCGAGGCTGGATACGGTCTGGAGCATGGGTTTTCCTTCCTGTGTTGGGTGGATAAATACCGGGTTGCGCGGCGCATGGTGTGGTCGATGCGGTGGCGTCGCCGGTATCGGATGCTGTCGCTGTTGCGCAGGTATCCGTAGTAGGAGCAGCAGCGTCGCGCGAGCTGTTCGGTCATGGGCCGGCGTCTGGCGCGGTTGAAGGTGCGGCGGGCGCGGAGGAACACGCCGCTGCGGATGTTGACGCGGCCGTGGGGTCGGAACGTGTAGCCGACCATGTCGATGGGTTCGAGGTCGAGGCGTTTGCAGTTCCATTCCTCGTGCACGTCGAGTTTGAGCGCGTCCTTCAGGTAGCGGACGATGCGGCGGGCGGCGATCTTCAAATCTCGTTTGGAGGTGCCGATGAGCAGCAGGTCGTCCATGTACCACAGTTGGTGCGTGATGAGCCGGCGGCGGGTGATCTCGCCGGTGCGCCGGCTGGTGCGTTCGATGGTCATGGCCGGCGATTCGATCCAGTGGTAGGCGTGGCTGAGGTAGTAGTTGGCGAGCCATTGGCTCAGGTAGCTGCCGATGTTGAGGCCGTTGTCGCCTTGGTACCGGTCGATGAGGTGGAACACGAGGCGCAGCAGGATCGGGTCGCCGACGTCGCGCGTGAGCATCGCCTTCAATGTGGGGCGGTCGATGCTGGGATAGTATTTGCGCACGTCGAGCTTCACGAACCATTTGCTGGATCGTTCGCGTGTCCATCGTTTGATCGCGCGGCGGGCGTCGATGGTGCCGCGATTGGTGGTGCTGGCGGTCTGCCATCGGCCCACCTTCGCGTCGAACAACGGCTGGAGGGCCATGACGGCCACATGGTCGTAGATTTGGTGGCGTACCGATTCGCGGCCGATGACGCGGTGTTTGCCGCTGATCGGTTCGACGCGGTTGAAGTACGTGATCCTGGTGTCGCGGTATCGGCCTTCGCGTATCTCGTCGGCGATCCGTTCGGCGAGCCGGTCGAGGTCGGGGTGGGTTTCGAGGAAGCGGGTCACGTCGCGGCGGGACCGTTTGCCCTTGAGGTAGTGATCGATCGCCCTGCGGACGAACATGGGCGTGGCGCAGCGGGTGTGCTTGCAATGGGTTTTCAGAGCGTTTCCTATCTGGACTATGCCGGCGTTCGACGGTGCTGGATGGGTTCGGGTCTACTGGCCGGGTGCTCGGTTTGATTTTCGGCTGGGCCGTGGCTTGCCCTCTCACTGGCTGGCGTGGAGGGTAGTTGTGGCGTAATGATCGTGTTGACAGGATTGACCGGATATGCGGCCCCCGATGTTCCACCTGCGGTTCGCGAGGTCGTTCCTGAGGTTCGCGGCGAAAGCGCCGTACTGCACCCCATCCCTGAGGTTGCCGAAGCGCTGCACCACGCACGGACGTCGGAGGCGTACCGCCACAAATCCCAAAAGGCTGCGAAACGTCATGAGGGGGCTTTCGCCCCCTCGCTGCGCTTCACCCCCATCGCACTGCGGCTACGCCTTCGTGCGACCGAGCGCAGAAAGGCGGCCCCCGACGTACCACCAGCGGTGCGCGAGGTCGCCCCAGAGGTTCGCGGCGAAAGCGCCGTACCGCACCCCATCCCAGAGGCAGCCGAAGCGCAGCACCTGTCGGAGGCCTTGGGATGTGAGCGGGTTGGCCCCGATGGCGTCGCACATGCCGGTGGTGCTCGTCGCGCCCAGTCCCGTGGGGATGATGACGCCGTTGGACAGGGTGAAGTCCTCGGCGTATCGCCATGAGTTGTCCGTGGTCTTGTCGCGTGGTGTGAATTCGCCGATTTTGGTGTAGTTCGTCGTCGAGGTCTTGCTTGCATTGGTGATGTCGAACACGCGGTAGATGTCGAGTCGGCCCTTGTCGTCGCTTTCCTTGACGGCGTTGACGATGAGGTCGGCGTCGCTCTCGTAGACGCCGTTGAATAGTTCGATGCCTTGCAGCCGGATGGGCTGGTGGTTTGCGGCGAACGCGGCGGATGGGCGGCCGTCGGTGCCGAGCAGTTTGTCGGTGGCCCCGGTCTTCCACGGCATGCTGCTGACGAAGCATGCGGTGGTCGTGGTGATGGCATCGCCGTCGAGGTTGAGGGCGGTGTTGTTGGCGTCGAGGTTGGTCTTGCTCAGGATGGTGCGCGCCCGGGCGGCGCTGTAGTTGCCGACGTTGTTGCGTTCCTTGTCGGTGCCGACATTGACGGTGCTGCCGATGTCGAAGCCGCTGGCGGCGCTGGTGGCGATGATGACGCGCTTGACGCCGGTTTCGGCATTGGTGACGGCGGTCTGCGGCGTGTACTGCCAGCAGCCGCCGAGCACGTCCGAGTTTTTGGTGGCGTATTTGAGCATGAGCATGAGCTGGACATAGAAGGTGTCGCCTTGGCAGCGGCCGGCGTATCCCTTGCCCTTCTTGAGCGCGTAGTCGATGGCCCGGTTCTGCGAGCCGAACTCGCGGTCAATCTCGACGCCGCTGACGGACAGCGGCCGCAGGCTTGAGTCGAGCGAGGCGGCGTATTTGGCGAACAGCAGGCAGGGGCGTTTCGAGCCGTCTGGCAACAGCACGCCGGGCAATGGTGTGTAGCCGTCGTATTGGGTGTCGCTGTAGAGGAATTCATTGTGGGTGCTCGTGGCTTCGAGCTTGTAGTATCCGGGGCATGTCATGACGTACACGTCGCCGTTCGACCCGTCGCGTCTGAAGCGGGTGTCGATGCCGTCGATGGCGGTGACGTGGGGCACGCCGTCGTCGCCGATGGTGGCGTTGACGTCCCACACGCGGAAGGCGTTCAGGGCGCTGTAGTCGTCGCGGCCGGCCTTGTCGTTGGTGCTGATCTCGATGGTCAGGTTGGCGTTGTCGCGGGTCTTCACGCCCGTTGGCGTGTTGCTGTACGTGTATTTGGGGAATTTCGCGCCGTACACCTTGCCGTCCTTGTGGGCGGTGAAGTAGGCGGCGAGGTTGCCGTATTCGCCCTTGGTGCTGTCGTACTCGAAGCGCACGCCCTTGGCGGCGTTGGCGTGTACCTTGGCGATGAGCTGGGCGGTGTCGGCGAGGGTCATGACCTTCTGCGTGTTCGCCATGATGGCTCCTTCCTGTTTATCGGTTGATGATGTCGAGCGCCCAGTCGATGTCGGACTGGGTGAGCGGCGGGATCGTTTCGGCGTCGGACAATGCCGGCGCGATCACGGTGTCGTATTGGGCGTCTATGTCGGCTTGGGTCGCGAAGACCACGCCGATGGCCGCGCTGGCCGCGATCTTGGCCTTGCAGTCGTCGGAGAGCTGCCGGTATTCGATCACGCTGGTGCGTGCCGCGTTGGCGGCGTCCTTGGCCTCGCCGGCCGCGCTGACCGCGTTCTTGACGGCCTTGTTCGCGTCGTCGATGAGCTGTTCGAGGACGTTCATCTGATCCTGCGCGTCGGGTGCGGTCGCGTCGAACACGGCTCGTTCGACGATGCCGTGGAAGTTGCGCGAACAGGTCTTCGTGCCGTTGACGCTGACCTCGATGCCCATGAGGATCGCGCCGGCGTGCTGCAACGCCTTGCGCGGCACGGCGACGCGGTACGTGGCCGTGGGGGTGCCGAACACTGCCGGCATGCTCACGCGGTCGCCCAGCCCGCTGCCGGGCGTGGTGTTGTATGCGAGCGCGACGGTGATTCCGTCGGTGCTGGTGATGGGGGTGCCGTTGTCGGTGAGTTCGACGGTGATGGTGCGGCCGTTGACGTCGCCGGCGTTGAGGCGTATGTCTGCGATGTACCCGTTGGCGAGGTCGAGTTGGATGGGTTCGCCTGTGGCTTCGCGGAAGCTGTCAAGCGTTGCCATTGTCGTCGTCCTTGTTGGATTGGTCGGTGAGGCGTTGGTTTTCCTTGGCGAGTATGTCGATCTGGGCTTGGAGTGCGGCGATTTGGACGGTGCTGTCGGCGAGCATTTCGCGGAGTTTGCCGATCATGGCCGGGTAGAGGTTTTTGTCGTCCATCAGTCGTGGTCCTTTCCGTCGTTGGTTTGGGTGAGTGATTCGATGAATCGGTCGGTTGCGCTGGCGATGTCGTCGGCGTGGTCGGCGAGGAGGTTGCCGAGTTCCGTTGGTTCGATGCCGGCGGGCAGTGCGATGGTGGTCGGGGCGTCGGTTTCGTCTTCGGCGGATGGGTTGGTGGTTGCCGTGTCCGGCAGGAGCGGGAGGCCGAGCAGGCCGCGTGTTTTGTTGCGGCCGGCGGTGAGCGGATCGTCGGGTGTATTGTCGGCGAGCGCTGTGGTGGTGTGAGCGTTGATGACGTTTTCGATGGCGTTGTAGGCGCTTGTCCATGCGGTTTCGCCGGTGTCGGGGTCGGGGTCTGGTTCGCCGTGGTCTCGGACGTGGAGGATGGCGGCTACGGCTTCGGTGTCGGTTTCGATGCCGAGGAGTATGCGCCATGACGCGATCGCGGCGAGCGGTATGGCGTCGTGGCGCATGTAGGGTGTGGGTGGGGTGGTGGCGATGGTCGTCATTCCGTCGGTGACTGCGGCTGGCGGGGTGGTGTCGGCAGTGGTGAGGGGTCGGTCTATGAGGAGGGTGGGTTGGCCGTTGATGGTGGTGATTTGCATGGTGTCTCCTATTTTTTGAGGAATCCGATGGTGTTGAGGTAGTAGTTTTTGGTGCCGTTGAATAGGTTGGTGTTGTCTACGTTGATGGAGAGGTTGGAGACGACGCCGGTGCTGGTGTTGTAGTTCCAGTGTGCGTTGACATTGGTTACGACCTGCTTCGGCCCGGTGGATACCCATATGATCCATCCGCTTGCCGTGCAGTCGGATACGGTGCTCCATATCAGCGCCCAGTCGTCGCCTCGGTGGTCGACGGTGGCGAACGCCTTGTATGAGCCGTATTTCGCGGGTGCGGGGGCCGTGAAGGTGAATTGGTGGTATTTCATGGCTGTGCCGTTTACGTTCTCCCACCAGGCTCCCAGGAAGGTGTGTCTTCCGTCGATGCCGCCGAGGAAGCCGCCGAGATGCAGGTATCCGGTGCTGATGTCGGCGATCATGCCGACTTCGCCGTTGCTGTCGGCTGCGGTGGCGTAGGCTTTCGCCTTGCTGCCGGTGGCCTTGACTCCTGCGATGCAGGCGGCGGACGGGGACCATGCGTTTAGGGTTGCCTCGCCGCCGTAGGCTTGCCGTGAGTAGAGGTTGAGGCTGCCGCCGCTGTCGGTGTCGGTGGTGTCGGAGTATTTGGTGTTGGTCGTGAAATACGCCTGCGATTCGATTGCGCTCGTGTCGCTGGGGTACTTGCGGCTCCAGAGACGGCCGAACGCGCCGGGGGTGCCTTTGGTGCGGTAGCCGGACAGTAGGGCGATGCCGCTCATGGTGTCGTTTTTGTTGTTATTGGAGTATGAGAAGATGCTTGGGCTGGAGGCATAGGTGCCGTCGAGGGGGAAGCTGATGCCGCTGCCCTTGTAGGTTTCCGTTCCGCCGATCTCGTAGCTGTTGAAGTCGGGGCTGATCTTGACTCGTCTGCCGGTGCTGGCGGTCTGGAAGGTGCCGGTCAGGAGGTTGTTGGCGCCGTCGCCGTCGAAGTGGACGGTTTCTTTGCCGTCGGAGTTGGTCATGGCGAACTGGCCGGTGTCGAGGTTCCAGTAGGAGCGTTTGCCGGTGATGGTGCCGGTCCTCATATAGGTCGCGTTGACGTACAGCAGTCCGTTGGACAGGTAGAGGCCTTGTTTCTGGCCGTTGTTGGTGAGTTTGTTGAAGATATAGGTCTGGGTGAGTTCTCCTTCGAAGGTGTCCACGTAGCTGCGGGCGGCGGTCTCGTCGGTGCATTGCAGTCCGGTCCAGTACCAGTCGGCGTCGCTTGCGGTTGTGGTGTCGCGGTCCACCTGCATCCACAGTCGGGCGGTCTTGGCGTTCGACGGCACCGTGTAGCTGCCTGATACGTATGTCCAGCCACTTGCCGTGGCTGCGGCTTTGGCGATGGTTTGCCAGTGGTTGCTGCCGGAGGCGTCCATCCAGTGGATGCCGAAGCTGCTGGTGACATTGCCCGCCTTGCGGTATGCCCAGCCGGACAGTCGGAACGTGTGACCCCGGAACGAGTCAAATGACCATCCGAAGTACGTGTCGCGCACGTTGCCCAAGCGGATCGCGCTCGTGATGCCTTCCGGGTGTGCTGCCGGCATGGTCTTCGTGAGTTTGCTTGCGCCGAGCTTGTCGAGGTCGTGGTCTGGGTTGCCGTTCGGGTTGCGCACGAGGTTCGACCCGTAGGCCATGATCGTTTCGGCGTAGGTCTTCGCGCCGGACAGTGCCGTGTCGGCCTTGGTGGTCGCGTCGTTTCTCGCGCTGTTAAGCGTGCTGGTTCCGACGCTGTCGGCGTAGGCTTTGGCGGCGGTCTGCGCGTTCGTGGCGAGTTTCTGGGCTTGGGTCTGGGTGGCGAGGCTGCTGGCCTTGTTGCCGCCCACGGTGCTGCTGGCGGACAGGCTGAATTCGCCGGTGTCCATATCCCAGAAATTGATGCCTTTTTTGTCCGTGAGCCGGCCGGCCTTGACGAGCGCGGCGTCCAGCACGCCGGTCCTCATGTAGGTCGCGTTCAGGTAGAGCAGTCCGCCGGATAGGTAGATGCCCTGCGTCTTGCCGTTGTTCGTGAGCCGGTCGAAGATCGAGCGTTGGCCCAATGATTCGTCCAGGGCGTCCACGTAGGCCTGCGCCGCCGCCTTCGCGGCCTCGCCGTCGGCCTTGGACTGCGCCTTGGCGGCCGTTTCGGCCTCGCCGGCCTTGGCCTCGGCGTACTTCTTCGCTTCGGCGAGCTTGGCCGTGTCGGCCGCGTCGGCCTGACGCTTGGCCTCGGTGATCGCCGCCTGCTTGGCCGCGTCGGTGTACGAGTTCGCGTCGGAGAGCGCGCCGTCGGCGTATTCCTGCACGGTCTTGCCGCCCACGGTGCTGCGGGCGGACAGGCTGAATTCGCCGGTGTCCATATCCCAATGGTTCAGGCCTGCGGCGTCGGAGAGGCGGCCGGTGAAGATGGTGTCGGCGAAGAGGCCCTTGCCGTTGGCGAGGCTGCGGAAGTCCCAGTCTCCGTTTGCTTTCTTGTGGTCGGCGATGCGCCAGTAGCCGCCGCCGATGTGGATGCATTGGGTGGGGTTCTGGTCTTCGGGCTTGTCGTACACGTAGATGCCTTGGCCGGGTTTGAGGTACGTGTATCCGCCGGTGGCGTTCATGATCTGGTTGATCCGGTCGATGAGGTCCTTCATGTACGGGCCGGTGCCGCCGGCGGCGCTGTTCCATGCGCCGGAGTTGGAGACGAGTTTGTCGAGGGCCTGCTGTTGGGCGGCGAGGCGCTGCGTGTAGGATTGCCGGATGTTGCCGAGGGTGATCTTGGTTTCGGCGAGGCTGCCGGCTAGGTCTTCCTCGATCTGGAGGATGCGGCCTTCGAGGCGGAGGGGATTGGTGAAGCTGGTGTCGATGATCTGCACGCTGTCGCCGACGTCCGTGCCTTCCGGGTCGTATCCGGCTTGGCCGAGTGCGGTCACGTCGGCCGTGTAGCTGACGGTCGGCGTGGTGCGGGTCTTGAGCGCCGCTTTGGTGAGGTTTAGGAGTTCCTTGGGGTCTTCGCAGTCGGGGAAGTCCACGCTTGCTTCGCTGTGGTGTCTGGTGCCGTCGGGGCCGGGTATGCCCCAGTTGGCGAGCGCTTGGTCGTCTTGGACGTAGGGTTTGCCGTTGTTGACGTCGGCGAAGCTGATTTTGCGGCTGTATCCGCCGGTGGCCTCGCCTTGGTCGTTGGTTTGTTCGATGCCTTTGCCCCACCCGTAGAGGCGGGTGATGACGTCGCCGCTGTCGATGTCGCGTTTGATTTGGGTGAGGTCTTTGCCGTATTCGAAGCGTTTCGTGGTGTTGGCGGTGCCCCGGTGTTCGACGAGGTGGATGATGCGCCGGCCGATCCGGTTGCCGGTCGGGTCGGGCTGGTATTCGGTCTGGACTTCGAGCCCGTAGGTGTCGGCGGTCTTCTGGATGGCTTCGAGGACGGTGCAGTGGTAGAAGCTGAGGTCGGCCGTGCCGGTGATGGTGCCGGTCTCGACGGTGCCGACCGCCCACCGGGTGCCTTCGAGGGCTTTGGCGAGGCAGGCTTTGGCGTTCGCGTTGCGGTTGCGTTTGTCCTCGATATAGGTGCGCGAGAGTTCCGCGATGCTGCCGGTGCAGTAGGCGACGGTGACGGGCATGCCTGCGGCGCGGGCGGTCTGGGTGGACTGGCACAGGTATTCCGCCCAGCGGCCCATCGAGTCCTTGAAGACGATGCGTTCGTCCTTGTTGATCTCGCCGATGGTGGTGATGTCGAGGGTGTCGGTGCCGTCGGTGGCTCTGGTGCGGATGGCTTTGATGGCGTAGGGCAGGTCGCCGAGCGGGTTGCCCCAGCGGTCGAAGATCATGTATCGCATGAGTGTGCTCCTAGATGAGTGTGAGTGGCCTGTACGCGAGACTGGCGGCGGTGGCTCCGGTGAGGGTGAGCATGTTCAGGCCGGGCAATAGGGGGAAGTAGTCGGATTCGAGGGTTGGGGCCATGAGGTTGCCGTTGACGCGCAGCTCCCGGTGGTCGGGGTCGGTGTCGATGGAGATGCGTCCAGTGATGGCGGTGGTGGACGTGACGGCGAGTTTGTGGCCGTGCGCGTCCTTGATGCTGACGGTCTTGGCGTCGGCGGCGGGGGTGAGCGTCCATGTGGGCCAGCATGGCCGGTTGCCTTTGACGTGGATCGTGTTCGCGTCCGTTTTGAGCGCGATGGATCGGCTGCGGCCGATCAGGTAGGGGTGGACGTCGATGCTCACGGTGACGAGCGTGGCGATCTGTCGGGGGCCGGCCCATTTGTCCTCCCACGCGCCGAGGCTCATGCGACCCTCGTATTCGCCGGGCAGGCTGCGCCATGAGAGCGTGACGATGGTGCCGGCGAGGGCGGCGAGCCGGGTTTTGGCGGCGAGGATGTCGTCTTCGCCGCCGATGGCGTACAGGCTGAGCGTGATGGCGCGGTCGCCCATGTACGCAGCCCCCGAGGGGTCGGTGAGGGTCAGGTCGAGTTGTCCGTCGCGGCCGGGCATGTCCTGCATGCTCAAGGTCGGTTTGGCGGCGTCGATGGTCACGCCGTCGGAGGTCAGGGACAGCATCATGCGTTCCAGCGGGACGCCGTTGAGCGTGGGGTCTTCGACATGCGGCAGGCGCATGCGTCGCTGGTAGAGCATGATGCTTTCCTCTCTGGTTTTAACGGCCTCTCATGGCGAGGTAGTTGAGTTCGTAGCTCATGGGTTTGGCGAGCTTGCCGGCCATGACCTCGCCGCCTCGGTCGGACAGGTTGAGCGTGATGCCGCTGCTGAGCGCCTGATCGATGGCGTCGATGATGTCCTGTTTGGTCGCGTATTCGCCTTGGCTGCTGTCGATCGTGTAGGCCATCCGGCCGCCCGTGATGCGGGTCTGGTAGGCGTATGGGGTTTCGAGCATGCTGGTGTCGGTCTTCAGGCTCACGGTGGGGATCATGTCGGTCAGACCGTCGATGCTGTCCTCGACGAGGCCGCTGGCCTTGTCGATGCCCTGGGCCATGCCGGCGGGTATCCATTTGCCGACCTCGTCGCGGAAGATGCGTGACGGGCTGTGGATGCCGAGCACGCTCTTGGCCCAGCCGACGAGGCTGCTGCCGAGGTTGCTGATCGTGTTCCTGACCCACTGGAACGCGCCGCCGATGCCGTTGATGAGGCCTTGGATGACCTGACGGCCCGTGTCGTACAGCCATCGGCCCGCCCCGCTGACCGCGCCGAGCACGGTGTCGCGGATGCGGCCGACGGTGTTCGACACGGATTGGATGCCGTTGGACACGGCCGACGTGATCCCGTGCCAGATGTTCGACAGGTACGAGCCGACGCGGTTCCATACGCTCGTCCACACGCCGCTGATGGCGTTCAGGACGGTCGAGATGGTGTTGCTCACATTCTGGATGCATGTGGACACCACGCCGCTGATCGCGTTCCAGATGGTGGACGCGACGGACCTGACCGCGTTCCAGATGCTCGTCCATACGCCGCTGATGGCGTTGAGGACGGTGCCGATCGTGGTCCTGATGCCGTTGATGATCGGCATGAAGAACGCGACGATCTTGTTCCACACGTCGGTGAAGAACGTGCTGATGGCGGTCCATACGGTGGTCCAGACGGCCTTGATTCCGTCGAGGATGTTCGACAGGAACGCTTTGATGCCGTCCCATGTGGTCGTGAAGAACGATTTGATCGCGTCCCATGCGCCCTGCCAGTCTCCCTTGAGGAGGCTGAGGAACACGACGATGACCGTGCGGATCGCGTTCACCGCGGTCGAGATGTAGCCGCTTATCAGCGTGAAGATCGTGTTGACGACGTTGTAGATCGCCGTCCAGATGGTGCTCCACACGGTGTTCGTGCTGTTCATCTGCTGGGTGATGAACGAGAGTATCCAGCCGAACACGGTGTTGATGCCGTTCTGGATCGCCTGCAAGGGTGCGACGATGAGCGCGCCGATGACGGTGAACACGTTGACGATGAAGTCTCGTATCCCGGTGAAGATCGTCGTGGCGGTCGTGCTGATGCCGGTCCACACGCCGGACAGGAACGTGGTGATCGACGTCCATGCGCCGGTGACGCCGCCGCTGATCGTCTGCCATAGGCCCGTGAAGAAGCCGGCGATGCCGTCCCATGCGGATTGCGCGGTACCTGTGATCGTGGCCCATAGGTTGGCGAGGAATTCGCCGAGCCCGTTCCATAGGTCTTGCGCGGTGGCGACGATCGTGTTCCACGTGTCCGTGAGCCATGAGGTGAACGCGGCCCATGCCTTGCGGCCGACCTCGGTCTGGGTGAAGAACCAGACGAGCGTGGCCACGACGGCCGCGATGGCGACGGCGATAGCGCCAATGGGGTTTGCCGCTATGACGGCGTTGAACGCGCCCTGCACGGCGGTCGCCATTTTGGTGGCGGCGCTCCACGCGGTCTGAGCCGTCTTGACGAGGCTGAGGCTGGAGCCCATCTGTTTGAGCATTTGAATCGGGCCGCCCAAGTCCATCATGAGCATGATGCCGTTGCTGATGCCCTTGGCGGCGGTCGTCACCGTGTTCATGGTTCCGGTGAGCGCCTGTAGACCGCTGTTGAGCGCCTGATAGCCCTTGACTGCGGCGAACGCGGTGCCGATGCCGATGATGATGGGCGCGAGTTCCTTGCCGTGCTGGATGAACCAGTTGAGCGTGTCGGCGACGAGTTTGATGCCGTCGGCGAGACCTTCGGGAGGGATCATGTGCGCCCAGTCGATGACCATGTTGACGACGCCCATGATCGCGTCCCTGATGGTGTCCCACGCGGATTTGAACGCGGTGATCGCGCCGTTTTCCTCCAGTTTGGAGTAGAGGCGCTGGAACCAGCCGATGACGCCTTGGATGCCTGCCTGGACGACGGGCACGGCGTTGGTGACGCCGTCGGCGATCCAGCTCATGCCGCCGGTGATGGCGGGTTTGACGCTGTCGAGCACGCTCGCGCCGAGCTTGACGAACGCGGCTTCGAGGTTGCCGGTGGCTCCCTCGATGGTGCTGGCGGATGTGGCGGCTTCCACGGCGGCGTCGGTGAAGCCGAGCGACATGATCGCGTCGTTGAATTCCTGCGCGGTGATCTGCCCGTCGGCCATGGCGTCGCGGAAGTTGCCGGTGTAGGCTCCGGCTTCCTTGAGTGCCTGTTGGATTTTGCCGCTCGCGCCGGGGATCGCGTCCGAGAGCTGGTTCCAGTTCTCGGTCGTGAGTTTTCCTTGGCCGGCGGTCTGGGTCAATACCATCGCGACGCTTTTGAACGTGTCGGCCGAGCCGCCGGCGACGGCGTTGAGGTTGCCTGCGGCTTCGGCGAGCCTGTCGTAGTTGGGCACGCCGTTGGCGGCGAGCTGGGCGGTGGTGTTGCGGATGTCGTTGAGGTCGTAGACGGTCTTGTCGGCGTAGTCCTGCGTGCTGGCGGTGAGTCGTTTGATCTGCTTCTCGCTGACGCCGGCGAAGTTCAGGGTGCTGGCGAACTTCTGGGCGCTGTCGGAGGCGCTGGTGATCTCGCCGGACAGGCCCATGAACGCTTCGATGGCCTTGCCCGCGACGCTTTGCGCGATGCCGGTGATGACGCCGAGTTTCGCGCCGAAGCCGCCGGCGAAGCCGTTGCCGGCTTTGATGCCGGCGGTGTTGCCGGCGGTTTCCGATGCGCTGCCGAACGCCGATTCGATGGCCTTGCCGACGCCCTTCATGCTGGGCACGACCTGCACGAACGCGGTGGCGATCTCGATTGCCATGCTATGTCTCCCTGATGGTGGTGCGCGGTGCGGCCAGGTATGCGGCCAGTTGTTCGTCGTCCATCGCCACGGCCTCGCCGCCCGTGGCTTCACGTCGGACGGTGCCGGGGCGTTGGAGTTGTCCGCGCCAGCGTGCGCCCTTGCGTGAGGCTTCCTTGGTTTTCGTCCAGGCGAGGAACGCGAGACTGTCGCGGATGTCGGCGAGGAGGTAGGTCTGGTCGTCCCATGCGAGGCGCGGGTCGAGTTTTTGCCAGATGATGGCCTGACGGGGCAGGTTGGCGGCCAGTGCGGCCGCACGGTTGGCTGGCAGTTCGCCCGTCCAGATGAGGTCGGGGTTGAGCCCATAGAAACGCTGGAAGTCCGCTTCGAGCGCGTCGGGCGCTGTGGCGAGCATTCCTATGAGCGTCAGGAGTTTGGGGCGACCTGTTCGAGGAGTTGGGCGATGAAGTCGCTGACCTTGTCGATGCTCACGCGGCCGGTGTCGGGGTCGCGCAATGCGTCCTTCATCGCCGTGTACTGGTCGCCGCACAGCTTCTTGAGGAAGGGGACGATGGCGAACGCGCCGCTGCCGTCGCCTTCCTGCGCGTTCTGGAGGTCGTAGAGGTATTCGACCATGTCGAGGTCGTTGAAGATCGCGGGGCCGACGGTGACGGTGACGCCCATGACCTCGACGGTCTTGGGCTGGTTTTTCGGGGTCTTGTGGTCCTGCGGCTGCTTGGCTGCCATATGCGTGTCCTTTCAAAGGGTCGAGGGTGCGCCCGCCGGACGTCGGGCGCGGGGTGGGGTCACTTGTCGGCGATTGTCGCGGTGGTGACTTTGGCGATGTATTCGACGCTGGTGGACCCGTTGATGAGGTCGCTGGGGTTGGCGCTCATGGTCACGCCGTAGCCGATGGCGTCGCCGGCGCTGTAGGTGGTGTCGTCGAATTCGGTGATGGTGCCGTCGGCGACTACGATGCGCTTGACGCGGTTGCCGGTCATGGCGATCTCGAACACGAGGACGAGGCTTTCGCCGGACGGGATGGCGTGGTAGACGGTGAGCTTGTCGGCGGTGCCGGTGACGTTCGCGGTGCCGAAACGCAGTTTGAGGCTGGCTTCGTTGGTTTCGATCATGTTGAACTGCCATGTCTCGCCGTAGCCGCTGATCTCGGACAGTACCTTGATGCCGCCCATCTCGTTGATGTCGGTGGTGTCGGTGTCGGTGGCGTTGGTGACGCCGTCCTCCGACAGGTAGCCGACGCAGGTGTAGGCTGCCGGCAGTGCGGTGGTCGCGTCGGTGGGCAGTGCGGTGCCGGCGGGCGCGTAGTAGAGGCAGCCGGTCTTCTTGGGCTTGCCGAGGCTGACGTTTTTCTTGTTGTTGTGGTTGGTTTCGGCCATGATGGTGCCTTTCGGATGGTGCGGCGTCGTCTTATTGGGTGGCGGCGTCGAGCTGGATGGTGATCTGGTATCGGGGCTGGGGCGGCGGGCCGGGGTCGGGGAAGTCGATGACGCTTTCCACGCCGACGGCGGCGATGGGGTCGAGCAGGTCGAGGTCGAGCAGTCGGGGCAGCAGCGTGCCGGTGGCGAGCTGGGCGGCCTGCCATCGGGTTTCCGCCCATACCTGTATGGCGAGGATGGGGTGGCTGCTGTATTCGTTCTCGCTGCCGCCGACGCGCTCGATGGTCACGAACCGCTTGGGCCGGTCGGCGGGCACTTCGAGGTATGCGGTCAGGCCGTCGCCGTTGGGGTCGGTGTCGATCCAGTCCTTGACCGTTTTTTCGAGGTTGAGACTCATCGCCGTTTCACCGCCTTGAGCAGCGTGTTGTGCTTCGCGTTGTCCTCCATCGCCTTCACGTTGCCTTCGGAGCCGTGCCCGGTCGTGGCGAGCGCGACGCTGCCTTTGGTGGTGCTGACATGGGGTGCGGCCTCGTAGGTCGCGCCTTCGACCTGTGCCATGCTGTTGGCGCTGGCGGCGATGAGCGTGGCCTGTTGGTCGATGGCCTGCTGGATGGGTGCGGATTGGCGTACCGCGCGGAAGCCGGCGAGGTTGAGTTTTACCTTTGCCATGTGCCGGTCTCCTATCCTCTGGTGGCGGCGAGTTCGACGGTGAGGTTCCAGCGGGTCGGGGTGATGCCGCCCGTGTAGGGGCGGGGGTCTCCGATCACGGTGTATGCGACGCCGTCGATGACCGCCTTGGCCCCGCGCAGGCTCCGGTAGGGCCATGCGCGGGGCATGTGGATGGTTTTGGCGACTCGGATGCCGTCGGGGCGGATGCCGTCGGTGAGGTTCGATTGGCTGCCGTCCTGGATGAGCACGTCTTCGACGGTTTCCTGTTCGGTGTCCCAGATGATGCCGCCGCCGGGATCATGGCCGGCCGGGGTGCGGTGGATGAGGGTGATGGTCTCGCCTTTCATGCCGCGCCTCCGGCCATGTCGTATGCCCATGCCTCGCCGTCGCCGCCCAACGCTTCCTTTTCGGAGGTGGTGAGGTAGAGGTCGCCGGCGGGGTTGGCGTAGCTCAGGCTTTCGCTGTAGCTGCCGGCGGTCTGGGTGGATTGGGTCACGCCCGACATGTCGGGGCCGGCCTGCATGGCTCGTTTGACGGCCATGCAGGCGATGCGTTTCAACGTGGCGGGTTTGGCGTTGGCCCATTGGGGGCATGTGGTGCGGATCAGGTCGCTCGCGTCCTGTAGCAGCGTCTCGGCGCGGGTTCGTTCGTCGCCGGTGAGCGCGTGCCATCGGGCTTCGAGGTCGCCGACTTGCGCGAACGGCTTCTCGTCGTCCGTTTCGTCCTCTCCCCCGCCGTCTTGCGTCATGGTTGTGCCGTCGGACAGGTTGAGCGGGGTGCTGGGGTATCCGTCCATGCGGGGTCTCCTTAGGCGAGGATGCCGGCGGCCTTGAGCTTGGTCAGCGTGGCGTTGACCTTCGCGATGATGGCCGCCGAGTCGGCGGATGCGGCGAGCTGCGCTTCGGCCGCCTGCTGGAGCACGCCGCCGCGCGCGCTGGCGGTCGGCGCGGGCGGGGTGAAGGTCGCGGGCTTGCCGGTGATCGAGTCCCATGAGACGGTGGCGACGCCTTCGGCGAACGGGGTGCCGTCGGGCTTTACCAGACGCACAGGGATGGCGAGGCCGGAGTCGTCGGCCTCGTCGGTTTTCTGCACTACGAGCGTCTGGGTGAGGGGCGCGGCCATCACTTGGCCGTCCTGCCGGTGGAGGTCGGCTTCTTGAGCACGGCGATGCCCTTGGGGTCGAGGATCGCGTAGCTGTACATGGCCTCGGTGCGGTAGGCGATCTGGTTGACGCCCTTGAGGTCCTTGCCGGTGTTGTCGGGGTCGCCGTATTCGATGATCTCGCTCCAGATGTCGCGCACCATGCCCCACTTGATGAGGCGGAAGTCGCCGAGGAAGGCGAGGATGCCGGTCGCCGGGGTGATGAGGCGGCCGTTGACCGTGCCGGACGTGGCGGCGGGGATGCCGTCGAGGCTGCCGACCTGGAGGTTGATCGGGATTTCCGGGTAGAAGCGCTGGCCGGTGGAGGGCACGCGGATCTTGCGCAGCTCGTTCGCCATGGTCTTGGACAGGGCGATGCCGTTGATGTCGTACTCGTCGCTGACGACCTCGGCGAGGCTGTCGATGTCGGCGACGCGATCGTCGGTGGCCGTCACGCCGACCGCGCTTTTGGCGAGCGCGTTGAAGCCTTCGAGGGTCGTCTTCTTCTTGGGGTCGAAGGCGTGGTAGATGACGTAGTCGAGGACGCGGCCCATCGCTGCGGCCTGATCTGCCAGAATCTTGCTGGTGATCTCCAGTTTGGCGTCTTCGTCGGCCCACTGGAGCTCGCTGCTGACGCGGGTCGTGGTCTGCACCTTGAAGCGTTTGCCGACGACAGGGGTGAGGGTTTCATCGTAGCTGGACTTCTGTGCGCCTTCGGCGACGACCTCGGCTTCGGAATTGCCGGTGAAGACCATGTAGTCCTTGTCGAGGAAGAGCTGGGGTTCGCTCGGGGAGAGCGCGGCGATGGTGCTGGTGTCCTTGGCGCGCTTGGTGATGACGGTGGCTACTTCCTTGGGGAGCAGCACCTTGCTGGTGTCGAGTGCCATGATGATGGTTTCCTTTCAGATGAGGGGTGAGGAGGTGTTGGCCGGTTAGAGGCCGAGGTTGCGCAGGTAGTTGACCATGCTCTCGTTCGGGCCTTTGCCGGACGGCTGGCGGTCCGCGCCGTGCACGGCCGGGGCCTTGGGTTTGGGGTTGAGCAGCTCGTGGATGCGCTTGGCGTGCGATTGCATGGCTTCGAGGCTGTCGCCTTCGATCACGTCGGCGGGTACGCCGGTCTCGGCCGACACCTGCGCCTTCCAGTCGGCCTGCTGTTCCTTGGCCTTGTAGGCGGCTACCTGCGCTTCGAGTTCCTGCGTGCGCTTGGCGGCCTTCTCGGTTTCGCTCATTTGGGATTCCTTGAGCTTTTCCAGCTCGTCGGCGGCGGCCTTGTTGGCCTTCGCTTTCTTTTCCCAGTCGCGCGAGTGGCCGAGCGCTTCCTTGTATTTGGCTTCCCAGTCGATCGGATCGCCGGCGTTCTCCGTGCCGGCCGATGCCGGCGGTTGCCCGGTGCCGCCGGTGGACTCGCCGCCTTCCGGCGGGGCCGCGACGAATCGGATGTGATGGGGTGTGGGGGTGAGGAACATGGTTGTTCTCCTTGTGGTTGAGCCCTTTCCGGGCATTAAAAAAGCCGCCCCGATGTCTATTTAGAAGTGCAACACCCTTGTTGGTCCTGTAATTCTAACAGTTCGTCGGCGAACGCCTCGGCGGGCGTGCGGTAGCCGAGCACGCGCATGGGGCGGTTGTTGATC